TGGTCATGAGTTGTGTATGGGTCAAGCAAGTTACGCATCTTCTGACCAAAGATATTCTTTAGTACACGTGCCTGTTGAAACGTTCTTGTGGCCTCAGTAGGATTGATATACATCTGACCTAAACCTTTTGCGTAAAGGGTGGTTGAGTTAAATATATCAGCTAGAGATTGTCCTATATAGAACTGACCAAAGCCAAACACGTTTACGGCTGTAGTAGCTGGAGAAGAAACAAGCATACGTTTCCATACAGACTGACCATACCTTAGTCCTTCTGCTCTTTTAAGTTCTTGCTCTACAGCTTCTTTTGCTTCGACACTCTTCAGTGTTGCCTGTATAGAGTCCTCTGCAGCTACGATAGATGTGTCTAACATTCTACGCATCTGAGACATAACATTCAAAGTAGAACCTGCATCACTAATCTTCTTAGCAAGCATGTCTCCTAGCTGTCCTTTGTTTGCAGCTAGTTCACCTATCTCCAAGCCAGAACCTTTTAACTTAGCATTTACAGATATCAGATCTACTTCACTTAGGTTACGTGCTACATTAGTCATAACATCAGAGACAGTTTTCTTTCTGTCAAACTTCTTACCACTGTCTTTGAATATCTTTGCTATGCCACCTATTTCTTTATTCTTCTTATAGTTCGTTCCAAACATTATGTCATGAACTAAGTCTGCTGGCATAGTCTGTGAAGAGAATGCACCCCCACGTTCTACCTTTTTATTCCATTCATCAGCAGCTTCTTCAATAACCTCTGCTGCTTTCTTGCTTTCTTCTTTGTTTAGCAGTGGTGCTGCACCATCTATAATTCTATTAGTAACAGCCTCAAGCTTTGCATCTACATCTTCTGCTAGACCTGATGCACCTTTAGCTTTACCAAAGACTAGCTGTGCTCCCCCTGCTACACCACCTAGCAAAGATGAGAAGCCTGTCTGTAAATAGCTGTAGTTCTCCTGTGCTCCTGCTCTTAGTAGAGTTGTCTGAGCCATGATGTCTTGAGCCACAGCAGCTACAGAGTCTGCTGCAATAGTTTGTTTTAGGGCTTTATATGAAGCTGCATCAAATAGTTTATCTTGTTCTGACTGTGCTGCTTTCTTAGCTAATGCTCTTCGTTTTTCTTTTGATACACGTTTAGCTACTTCTTCTGCTGCCTTGTCTGCTGCTTTACTGGTAGCTCCCCTAGCTACTGCTCTCTTTGCAGCTATCTTACCTGCCTCAATACCAGCTTCTCTTGCTGCTTGTTTACCTGCACCACTCTGTGCCGCTTCTAGTGCTGCTCTACGTACAGTTTCTTGGACAGTTTTTTTACTTGTCAGGGCTACCCCTGCAGCACCTGCACGTGCAATACCACCAGTAAGTAATCCTATGTAGTTAGTAGGATCTTTAGCTGCAGCAAACACGTAGTCTTTTACACCATCAACAGCACCAAACACACCATCATTAACAAAGACATTGCCTAAGTTGTCATATATCTGATATGCTCTTCGTGCTTTTTCTTTTGTGTCCTGATCTGCTTTGTTTACAAATCTAGCTTCGGTTGCAGTAGATAAAGTGTTTGAGTTAAAGTATCTCATATGCTGAACAAAGTCATCAACAACTTCATCTGCATTTCTATCTGCGTAATCTACACCTTTACGTTTTACCATATAATCTCGTATAGGCTGTAGGTACTGCTGCTTTTTTAGTTCATCTTTACTAAGACTATCACCAGAAAACAAAGGCTCTGGAGTATCATAAACACTAGATGTATCGTCACTAGTTAAACCAGAAGTCCTTTGGTTAAAACTTCTGTAAAACTCTTCATGTACTTTGGACATTATTTAAACCTTTTGATTATACGTGTAGTTAGTTTTCTTTCTCTAGGTTCTTCCTCTCCATACTCTTCTAGTATTATGGCTGGCCTTTCTCCCATAAACGCTGAGTCAAGCATCTGATCAAGCTGCTCTTTTGTTGCAGTAAAAGTACCTAAGTTCTTTATAATAACTTTATACTCTTTACCTTCTCTTGTATTACGTTTTACGTTTAGGTTACTTAAAGATTTTTCCAGTACTTTATCTACGTCTTCTTTAAACTGGAAGCCTATCACACCCATTGGAGACACAGGTAAGTCTCTTTCTTCTCTTTGCTTACGAGACATCTTGTTCCACTGTTCACGTGTGTACTGTGCAGTGTAACCTTTTCTTAGTTCCCCTGACACAGATGCATCCATTATAGCTCTACCTTCTTCATCTAGATCTGGAGCAGGTGGGAAAGGATCATCTGTTTCTACAGGGTCTACAGGGTCTTTCTTCAGGTCTATATTCTTAGGAGGTACTGGTTCTTTTATTTTCAAAGAAGTATCATCTTCACTTATAGGAGTCTCTGGCTCTCTGTCATATTCTACCAATAGAGTATCTAACCACTTTTGTCCTGCTCCTTCTTGGCCCGGTATTTCAAAAGTTTGTTTAATTAAATCTAATGTAGCTGGATCATCAAAGAAGCCTGTGTATTCATATGTACCTGCATAGTTTCTTATAAAGTTACCAGCAGCTTTCTGTCTCTCTATCAACATAGCTGTTTGCTTATCTGCAGGATCTACTAAAGCATTTAGTCTGCTCTTAAATGCCTGACCAGTAATAGCATCATCCATAACTTTGTTTAGATTAGTAGAAAAGTTTAACTTAGCTTCTGAGTTATATACAGGCAACTCAGCAAAGTTTTGTACAGCATCACCTACAAGAGCATTATATTCTGATTGTTGTGCTATGTAGTTTATGTCACCTATACTTAGGTTACCATAGTACTTTTCATCTGCTAGCTCTCTTCGTACTCTATCTTTAGCATCAAAGCCAAATAGAGTTTTCATAGTGCTGGCTTCTTTTGGATCTGATAACTTACCTTTAGGTACAACACCGTATGTCTGCATAGCAAGATCTGTCAAGTCAGCAGCTACTAGACTAGGATCAATGTTAGCAGCAGTAGGAGCACTCAAGCCCATTCTTATTTCATCTTCTGTTAACTCTTGTCCAGGACGATATCCTAACTGTGAATGTAGGTTCTGTAGATTGGCATAAAGATCTGTTACACCAGACACACCAGAAGACATAGCATTTATGACTAACTCTTTTGAAGCACCTAACTCCATAGCCTGTTTACCAACACGTGCTGCATTTCTTGCTACGGCTTCACGTTGACGCACTAATTGGAGGTTACGTTCAGCTAGTTGTTTCTGCTCTTCTTCGTAAGCTTTAGCTTCCTCTTTACGTTCTCGTATGTTCATAGCAGTTTCCTGCAGGAAGTTACCAGCAAACGCTTTCCAATTAAAGCTCATATCATAAACCTTTCATCATTAAGCCTTGTGGCTTTTCTTCTGGTGTTACCTCTTCCTCTGGCTCTCCAGCCTCAACTAGTTCACCTAGTAATTCTTTTCCGGGATCTGATTCATCAGGCTCTTCACTAAGGTACTTAGTAGCAAGCATCTTAAACCTAGTCATTTCCCTATCTTCAGCTTTTTTCTTATAGTCTATCTTATCATCTTTTACACTGATACCTTGAGACTCTACAGCTTGCTTTAAGAACTGATGTATTACAGGACCAACAAGCATTCCAGCATCTACTGTATGCATACCTCTCATTACACCAGTTGTTGTTATAGTTTCAACAATAGGTTTCAGTGGTATGCCTGTCTGCATCATAACAGCTAGATCATCTATAACATCTTGATTAGCTAACTTGTTAATATAGAACTTAGTAATCTCTGTCATGTCTGACATTTCTGCTGGGTTTTCCCAAGGGTTATTCTTCGGTTCATCTGTTAAAGACTGACCGGGAATTGGGCTATCGAATAGTGATGTTGCCATGATGTTATCCTATTTAGTAAATCCTGCACCAAAGTATAAGCCTACGATAGCTGATACAATGTGCGTATCCAATGGTGTTATTACAAATCCTTGTGCGTACTGCCACTTAACTACTTCTGGTCCTGATCCGAAGATAAAGTCAAGGAAGCCTACCTGTATCTCAGTGTAGCCTACATACACACCTACTTCTGGATAGAACACCGCAACCAACTTTGGCAACACTATTATAGCAAATACTGCAGATAATGCAATAAGTCTTCTTGTCCATGCGAAGTGTTTATCGTTCTTTCCAGCGTTACGTGCTTCTGCTGCAAAGCTTGCGTTGGCGTTGGCACGTTCCATGAGCATCTTGTTCTGCTCTTGTTTCATCTTCATGCTCTGCCCCCAGATGGACATCACTCCACCTAGTACGGTAGAGCCAAGCATTGTTATTAGTTCTAGTGGTAGTCCAAACATTATGGTGTTCCTAATTGCATATAGTCGGGTTGTACTGTATCTAATATAGCAGCTAATTCAGCTTTAGTTGTACCTGTTCCTTGACCATATGTATTCCCTTCTACAGAAGCCCATATATCTGCTATTCTGTTTATTGTAGCGTCTTGTGACTTTTTACCTTTAACGTAGTTATCATAGCCTGTTTCTTTTAATGCAAGCCTAGCAATCTTTTCTTGTAACGCAGGAGTAAACTTCATATCTGGAGTAAGTTTAAGTTTATCTGCCCAATAATTTTTTTGTGGTTTTTCTGGTGTTCCATTTGGCCCAAACAGTGAAGTCTTAACAAACTGATACTTACCTACTGCACTAGTTCCTTTTGTTGTTCCCGGAACTTTTCCTTTTGTTGCATTTATAAGTTTCTTTTGATAATCAAAAACTTCTTGTATTGTCATTTGTGTTATAGGTTTATCAGGTGCTAATGTATCTCCATAATTATATACCATATCATATTCAGTAGTACCTATACCATGTTTGGCCTGTCTTTGTAGTTTATCAGCTACTGCTCCTTCTCCCACTGCAATCTTATTCAAAACCTTTTGTGCAGGAGTTGAAGGTAAGTAACCCATATAGTTGTCTGTATCTGGTATACCCAAGTCATCATCAGATAAACTATTCTCTATTGTTGGTACAGAAGAACGAGGTGTCATTATACCCTGACCTGTGCTTGGGTCTGGCCCCATACCACCAAAACCAGTTGTGTCCTCTGGTTCAAATATACGTTGATCTAAAGGTACACCAGACTGGTAAAATTTAAACTCAGGATCAGTGCTTGCGACTTGTACGCCACTCATGTCTTTCTCACTGCCTAAACCTCTACGCAAAGCAGCTTGTGTGTCTGATAAAGGTAGCTGTATAGTAGCACCAGCATCTATTTCATCTGCTTTTTCTATCTGAGTATTTAAACTCATTAGAGCTTTGACAGTAGTATTATTATCTCTGGCAATCTCTGATAGTGTATCTCCAGATTTTATTGTATATGTTTTTGTAGGTACAGCAGCAGACATAGCTAATGCTCTAGGTACATCTGTTAGTTCTTCTGGTGTAGAAGGTTGTGACATTGTAGGAGCAGCCATTAAGCCTCTACGAGGGTCTTGCATGTCAGGGTCTACTGTTGAACCAATAGAAGGAGAAGTGTCTCTGGTGTCGGAGTAGCCACCAAAGTTATATGTCTCTACATTGTATTCATCAAAAGGAGAAGATAATACCTGTCGTTCAACAGGAGCAGGTTCAGGCACAACAAACATAGGGCCACCATAGAAGTCCATCATATACATAGGCTCTTCTTCTTTAGGTTCCATATCAGCACCAGCACCTACAAAGAAGTCATATATCTTTTGGTCTAGGTTTCTGTCATCCTCTTCAGGCTCAACCTTTGTTGTAGCTGCACCTAATCCACTTGGTTTATCATCATCTCTCTTGCGGAACTCTTTCATAAAGTCACTTTGAATTTGTGCTGCAGTAGAGGTGATAGGTTTACCACCAACGCTGCCTATTCCTGCAGACATCATGGAGGCAGCAGCCTGTGCGTTAGCGTTTGATAAATGATTTGGATTGTATGTCATGTTGATTGCCCTAGAAGATATCCCAAATGTTTTCCAAGAAAGAGTCTGTAAGTTCAGCAGCAATAGCAGACAAGCCTGTTTCAAAAATACTACTATCATCTGCCCCTTCTTTTATTTTTTGTACAGCTATATTGTTGTCTCTTTGTTTTTGACTTTCTCCAGACTTCCAAGCCCAGCCCATTAAATCTCTTTCTTTTTGTAGAATGGCATCATAGGCTGCTCTTGTTAAGTTGTTAGCCACCATAGCTGCATCTCTATTAGCTTGATTGTTTGCGGCATTTGCTGCTGTAGTAATTGACTGTAACCATCTGGCGTTAGCTTGTGCAACAACTAAGTGATTCTGTGCATTAAACTGATCTCGTAGGTTAGACTGTGCTGCGTTGAATTGTGAAATAGCATTTGTTTCACCTGCATTAAATCTGTTTATTGCATTAGTTTGTTCTGCATTAAACTGTGCTACTTGTGTTGCTAGGTTTGCAAAGAACTGATTAGTTTGATTTTCTGAAGTAGCATTGAATTGTTTAGCAGCATTGTCTGCTCCCTGATCACTAAATATAGCACTAACATTTGCTTGATGCTTGAACATAAGAGTTTGCTGTTCATTGCTAAGATTAGCCATATCCATCTGTAAGAAAGACTGAGCGTTTTGTACGGCTGCTCTTTGTCTGTTGTCTAGGTTAGCTAGATCAATCTGTGACATGGTAGCAGCATCAGCCAATACCTTTGCTTGTTGATTAGATAGGTTAGCTAGGTCTACACTTTGAGCAAGTCTTGCATTCTCTATTGCTACTTGTTGTTCAGCACTAAAGTTGATGTTAGCTATCTCAGATATACGTGCAGCATTCTTTACTTTAGTTTGGAACTCTTGGTCAAACTCCATGCCTAAAAAGTTTGCACGTTGTTTGGCTTTCTCTAGTGCCATAGCTTGCTTGTTAGACGCATCCATTTGTGCGATGGGCAATGCTGATTCCATAGCTGCTTGAGTTATAGCCATACCTGCCATACTTGATGCAGACAATCCACGTGCTGCCATTGCTGCGTTAGCTGCTCTCATAGCCCCTGCAGCCCAAGCAGGTGTATCACCACCTTCAAAGTCTTCCATCAATCTGCCTAGCTCACCACTTACAGTAGCTGCTTGTGTCTTGGCTAGTTCTTCTTCTACTTGTGACCGATCAACAGTAGTACCATCTATAAGCTGTTCTGGTGTTACCTGTAATGGTGTTACTGCTTCTACTCTCTGTGCTTCAGCTAACTGTGCAGCGTCTAAGCCTAGTGATGCTGCAGTCTGTGGGTCCATCTGTGCAGCTTCCATTTGAGCTTGGTCACTTACTTGTCCTTGTGCAGCTTGCATGTCTGCTGTTGCAGCTTCTATAGCATCTTGTGTTAGTGTAGCATCCATAGTTGCTGCATCCATTGGCGTAGGTGCTGCAACTAATGCAGGTTGTCCTGCAGTCGTAACAGTTGCTTGTGTTGCATCTCCTGCTTGACCGATACCTTCTCCCATTAAACGGTTAGCTCCACCCTCGTCAGCTACGACACCAGCCCTTGTAACTGGGGCTGTAGGATCTGCCTGTATCTGTCTTGTCATCTCCTGACCAGATAACAGGGCAGCTTGTGCGTTAGGGCTATTTCTTCGGTCATCCAAAGGACGAGGCTTTCTAGGTGTGTTTATTTCATTTAACACTGCTTGCTGTTCAGCTTCAGTCATTTCTGAAAAAGGCTTTCCGTACTTTTCTAAGAAACCTTTCTCAGTAGAATTTATACCTTTATAATCACCATAATTTAACATATCATTAGTATGCATTGAATTGGGAGGTAGGATACGAAATCCATCATCAATTTTAGGCGTGTTAGTTGTTATTAGATTTCCAAGGTCAGCTAGTCCTTTAGATGTAGTAGCTGGTGTATTAGCTGGTGCTTTCTTACTGCCCCTATCATCAGGTAATCCTCTAATTGCTGTTTGAAGATCAACTCCAGGTACATTTAATCTTTCTCTCAGTGTACCTGTTTGCAGTGTCTTTTTGTCTTTCTGTTTCTGTACTGCCCTAGCGTGGGTTTCTTTTGTTTTTGCTGCATATTCAGGTGTGCCTATTTTAGGACCGCCAAACAATCCCAAAAATGCACCAATACGTTTACCTTCTACCATCTGCCTAGCTGCCATAGTATATCTACCCATCTTAGCTGCAGCAGCAGGGTTAGCTGCTAGAAACTGATTGATAGACTTTTCATCAGTAGGTCCATTGTAGCCCAACGCTGGTAATATTTTATTCTGTAATGTCTCAGGCTTAAACCCTGCAAATCTCTTAGCCATTTTTTATTTCCCTATTTGCATCCACAATGATGCTGCAATGAATGTTATTACTGCTACAGTTGACATCTTTACGATAGTTGACCAAACACCTTTACGTGTATCACGCCATGCTTCTAGTAAGCTACGCATCTCTTGTATATCTTTACGAGCATCATCATCATGCAAGCCTACTTCACGCAATGCTGCTTTAGCACCACGCTTGGCTGCACGATCTAGCATATCTTCTAGTTCCTCTGGTGTGATACTAGACATAGCCCGACATATCCTCGTTTGTTACATTATGCTCAGTCATACTAATTACTTCCATAGCAATAGTACCACCGTTTCCATCGTCTTGATCTTCCATAGTACTAGTATATTCAAAGTATTTATCTACTTTTTTCATAGCACCATATTCGTTTCTATATTGTCTTACTTTAGTTATAACCTCACTAGCAGTAAGAGGCATTGTGTTTTCACCTCCATATACTGAGTATACAATGTAGTTACCAGTACTAGAGCTAGTTAAAGCATTTATTTCACTATCTGTTAAATTATCTCCTACATCCCAAGCATCTGCTACATCTGTAGGTGTAATATTAGTAACCCCACAAAACAGTGTAGGCTGTGTATCTAATGTAGACTTCATTGTAACTACTGCAGCTTCTACTTCTGCAACAGTATCTAACTCTTGGAATGCGTAAGTGTAGTTAGGCATTATGTTGTAGCTCCATAAATATTGCCACTGTTGGTAAGTGTGTAAGTGTTTCCACTATCCTCAATAGCTTTACCTGCAGCACCCCCAGTGTAGGTAGCACTAGACTGTCCACCTGCAGCACCCCAGCCACCACCACCGCCGCCAGCTTGAGATGCTCTAGTGCCTTGAGATGCCTGACCTGCTTCATTAGCTGCACCACCGTAGCCACCTTGACCTTGTAGATCTCTGTTGTCACGGTTTCTTCTTACACCGGGAAGGATACGTCCACCACCACCGCCGCCACCACAGTATTGTGCATTTGATGATGTTGTGTTATAAGTACCACCTGTGCCACCAGCTTGACCACCAAAACCTAAGTCATCTGCTGGATTACCTGCAGAATTTGCGTTAACTGTACCGTTGAAGCCTGAAGCATTAAGAACACCACCACCACCATTTCCTATGGTAAGACCAGAAGTACCTTCAATAGTTGTTCCTGACGTAAAGTTAACATTGGAGCCTTGGCCTCCAGTACCGCCACCTGCACCGCCACCACCACCAGCAGCAGCACCTGAACCATAACTAGCACCGCCAGTACCATTACCTCCTGCACCACCTCCACCGCCACCTGCTATGTAGCCGCCTGAGTAGTTAGTAATAGTTACGTTAGATACACTAGAGTTTATCTTTATAGCAGGACCACCTGCAGCACCGTTTGTTTGGTTAGTACCACCATTACCCCCACGTCCAATTATCTTACCGTAGTTCTTTATAGTACAAGGTATGTCAATTGTAAGAGCAGCAGTAGATGTACTGTTTGACCATAGCCAGAAGCTGGAAGGTATTACAAATGTTTCACCAGAGCTTATATAATCTGACACAAGAGCTTCCTGTATGTTTGCTTGACCGTTTATGTTACCTTCATTTACTGCTTCCGTTTCATCAGCAGCACCATAATACTCATTCATAGCATTTTGTGCACCAGAGGCTTTACCTATTAAGCCCCTAACGTCTGCATCATTTAAAGAAACTTGTGTTCCAGTAGTAGCACCTAATTCTAAATGAATATCATTAAGGCTTATCTGACCGCTAGTCTGCAGAGCCATTCTTTAGTTCCTCTATTTCAGCTTTTAACTCTTTGATAGCTTCAATAAGTAATCCATGAAGTTGATCATACTGTACTGTTTTATATTCTACATCATCCTCATTATGAAATACGAGGGATTTATTTTCTACTGCAGAAGGTAGTACTTTTTCCAACTCTTGAGCAATAACACCTGCAGATTTCTTGCCGTCTTTGTTGTAGCTAAATGTATAACCATTTATCTGTGACACTTTGTCTAAAGCATTATCTATTTTTTGTATGTCATGCTTTAGTCTTTCATCTGATATAGTAGTAGAGTATGCAATTACGTTACCATCAACGTGTAAGTCACCTCCGCTTGTTAGCCTCATGTCCTCTGCAGCACCAGTCCAAAATCTCATGTCAGAGCTACCGTCATTAAAGTGTATATACTCATGAAGATTTCCAACGTATACATCAGTAGTAGCAGCTAGTCTTTGATCCCCTACAAGAGTAGCAGCTATAGAAACGTTAGCTGATCCGTTGAAGGATGTTGAACCTGTAACATCTCCAGTTAAAGATATAGTACGTGCGGTTGCTAGTGTTGATGCAGTAGATGCGTTACCTACCAAAGATCCTGTAATGTTACCTGATGCATTGATAGTAGTAGCAGTTATAGCTGCAGCACTATTAGCACCAATAGTAGTTCCATCAATACTACCACCATTAATGTCTACAGAGGGGCAAAAAAGAGAGTCAACGTCAGCAAGCCCATCAATATAAATATTACGCCATTGTAAGGTAGATGAACCTAGATCAAAAGCATTATCGTCATCAGGAATCATGCTACTGTCTATTCTAGCATTAATAACTAGATTGTCTGTATTACCATTTCCTAAAGTAAGACTACCATCAACAGTTAAGTTACCTGTAACGTCTAATGCTCCACCAACATTTACATCTGTCGTAGTTGTTACTACCCCTGTAAAAGTAGAAGTCTCATCTACGGTTAGTACATCTGTTTTTACTGTTCCATCAAAGAAAGCATCCTTCCACTCAATGGCAGATGTGCCTAGATCGTAAGTATTGTCTACCTTTGGACGCACAACACTAGAGGTTACAACAAGATCTGCAGACGGTCCTAAGTTTTCAATAGGTGGACCATTACCTGTAGTGCCATCGTGTGTATGACCAGTAGATGCGTTGAATGCTGCCTCAATAGCATTGTATTCAGCGTTAAAGTCTGCAGCATCAATAACTGCACCTGTGACTATATTAGCTGTTGATTGACGTGTATATCCTGCCATGATTATTGCCTATCGTTTTGTCTATATTGTAATACTGCTGAGTCTAGTGTATAAGGTGGGTTGATATCATCACTAGTTATTCTCATAGCTACTGTATGAAAAGACCCTATAAGGTTTTCGTTATATACTTTCTTTATCTTACTACCAAATATAACACCAGATCCCCCATAAGTTGAATTAGGTGCACCAAACATAAATACACCACCGCCACCTGTAGCTGAGTCTATGTCTATCTCTTCTGGTTGTACAATTCTTGTATCACCACCTGAGTCAAAGTCAAATAGCAACCTGAACTTTAAATCTATTCTACCTGAAGGGTCTGTATATAGTGTTAGCTTGTATGCTGTTTTACGTACTTCAGGATCAGTTACAGGCATGTAGGGTGTTTCTAAGATAGTAGGTATAGTCTCACCATCAAACCCATTAGTCTGTTCCATCTCATACAAGTAGCCATCGTCATTAGCAAACATTATAGACTCTTGTGTACCTGTGTATATACTGTCTGCTATATATGCCTTTATGCCCTTAGTTGTTGACCATTGTATATTATCAGCACCTTGAGCAATAAATTTAGTAGCTATTAAACCTATAGCTGCACCTTTATCTTGTGTCTGAATAAAAGCAAATATTCTGTATTGACCCTTTTCACGTAGTATAACAGAAGAGAATTGTGTTGTCGAGGTTAAAAAGTCATCTGAGTCTTTATATATCTTATCAGAAGCAACGTCTAAACCAAAGTCACCTATTCTATCTGTAGCACTTAATAGTCTTAGTCCATCTGGTGCAAGATACATAACATCTCCACCAAACTCTTGTATACTATCAGCACTTATACAACCAAGTTTATCTGTTATAGGTTGTAGTTGAAAATCTGCTGTAGTATTACCTACTAACCTTTTAACAGAGTCTGCTGTGAATATGATAAGCTGTTCACGAAAGACTATCATACCAGTGACATCACTGCCTACAGATATACTACCTGCCCCATCTGCTGCTGCAAAATTATCTACAGTAAATGGTGCTGTAAAATATATTTGATTTGCTTTAGCATAAAATGCTGTATTCTTAAATATAGTTACTAGTTCTGCACCTTCTACATCTGTATTTATGTTAGGGCTGGAGGATGTTAAATAGGATGTAGTGTTGCCAGAAGTATTGTATAGCATAGGATAGTGTAGCCCATCTACAAATACTACTTTGTCATCTCCATCAAAGTTATACATAGCTTTGTATACTTTACCACCACCTGTTTGAGATGATGTAATTAGATGTATCCAACTAGTTCCTGTACTATAATAGTAAGCTGTGTTACCTACTTCAGTAGAAGATAGATGACCAAAAGTGAGAACAGTATCATCAGCTAAAGTTTGAGCAGAGGATAATACAATATTGTTTTGGTCTGTTACTGTAGAAACTGTTACAGTACCACTTATACCTGTACCTGTGACGTACATGCCTACTTCTATAGTACCACTATTACCGTCTAATACAACTGCAGTACTTGAAGATGTAGCACCGTTAACATTAGCGGTAGCAGTCTGTAGTTCTGTCACAGCAGCAGCGTCTACCTTACGTGCAACTACAGCACGTCCACTAGAAACTACATGTAACCCTAAAACATTTCCAGTACCAGGAATCTCAGATGTACTATACTTTTGAAAGCCTCTTACTTTAGTGTATCCACCTTGCCTGTCTGCTTCCATATTTTGAAGTATAGTAGCAGAGCCAATAGCATTTATACCCTGTTGTAAGGGTGACATATTAGAGATCAAACCACCTTTGAACTCAATAGGAAATGTTGACCATTGTGTTGGCATTAGAAGTGTACTCTCGTATCTCTAAGATAATCTGTTCTATTAATGTTTATACTTCTAAGATGTTTTATACCTTGTTCAAACTTTTGAAGTGCTGCAGTGGCATTTGGTGTATCACCACGAAACTGATAAGCATAATGCATTGCACCATCAACAATAACAAAACGATACTGTTCTGGAAGAGATGGTACATCTGTAGCACTTATAAGGTCATAACCTACTCTATAATATTCATACACCATCTCATATGCTTTGTCGGGCATAGGGTAGCATATTAGTTCTCTATTTGGTGTTCTTACTATGTGCGTTGGTACAGACTTAGTTTGTGTGTTATACTCAGCATCTGCATACTTTTCTAGATACTCTTCATATGTCATGTTCTTTAGCTTAACAGTACCTACATTAAGAGTATCATTTCTCTTGATCCTGAAGCTATTCATGTTTATAGTTTTTGCATCATTAGGGTAGCTATATCTAGGCTCCGATGCTGTAAGTGTTTCTTCATTTTCTACATGATTCCAAGGCCATTCATATTCTTCTTGTTGAATATGTCTAATAGAAGAGTTGACTGCCTCTTTAGCAAAAGCAAAAAATCCTGTAACGGTAGTAAAGTTATCTGTGGTTAATTGTACTTCATTAAGTCTGCTGTTAACGTCATTAACTAGTCCTATGAAATCGTATGCCATATTACTTCTCTTTTATCTTTAGGAAAATGGAACGTTCAAAAACAAGACCATCTCCTGTGGTTATCTGACAAGTAACTTTATATTGTTTGTTGTTTGTACCTAATGCAAAACGTGCAGTAGCAACTTTACCAGAAATAGTAGATTGAACAAACTGTAATCCATCTACCACTTCAGCATTAGATACTGGTTCCTTAGTACCATCAGAGTCTTTTACAAACCAAGAAGCAGCAGATAAAGTGTCATCAGGTATAAACCTTGACCAATCTACGCTGTAGTCTATAGTTTCATCAGGATCTTTGTCAGGCCATTTATAAGACATTGCTTGTCCTTATCGTGTTATTAGTACTGTAGTAGGTAAACCTCTGTGCTTATCAACAACTAGTGTAAAGTTTTCAGGATTTATGTGAGTGGTTTTACCTAGACTTAAAGAAGGGTTAATTAAAGTTATCACAGGGTTGTCTTGTTGTGGTATATGTACTGTTTTACTTAAACCATAACCACCTTCAGGAAGTATATATACTGTTCTTGTTCTACTAAAATCATCTGCTACTGCATCATAGTCAAATAGATTATTAGCAGGTGGATCTAAATTTATGTTTAGACGAGCAAGTAGTGTAGCTAGTTCTACAGACACTCCTACCTGCAAGAAAGGAGTTATATCAACAACAGTAGTTGTTAAATTGACACTGCTTGTAGTTATATTTGCTTTTGCGTCAAAGTCAAGTGCTGATATGCTTATAACAGAAGATAATCCACTTAAAGCAGGAGTAATTCCTTTAGCATCAAAACCTGCAGTACCTGCAGTAGTTACAGCAGTAGCTGCGCTGGGTGTTATGTTAGCTAATCCAACAAAACCTAACGTACCCTCAGTAAAACTTGCAGTGGTTGCACTTGGTGTTACATTAGCTTCTGCATCAAAGTCAACACTGTTTATAGTAAAAGAAGCTGTAGTTGCTGTTACTTCTTTAGAAGCTGTAAGAGTAAATGTATGATTGTTAAGTGTTGTTGTAGCTGTAGCAGCACTAGGTGTTATATTAGCTTCAGCAACAAAGTCTAATGTATCAATACTAAAAGCTGAAGTAACTGCACTTGAGGTAATGTTAGCTTCAGCATCAAACCCTAAAGTACCAGCAGTAAAAGTAGAAGAAACAGCAGGTATTGTTTTGTTTGCTTTTGCTTCTAGTGTTAAGCTATTGACTACTTGATTTATTACCTGAGAGGCTAAAGTAGTTGCAGCACTTCCATCACCTGGAGAAGATAAAGGTGCAGCAGATAATGGACTAAAGCCTAACATTTATTTTTACTTTACTGTTACATTTGGTATTGGCTGAACAGCTTTTAACTCATCTGGAGTAGTTGCTGCATCAATGTCTGAGTGCGTTGGAGCATCACGAAGTGCTTGCTTGTCTGCTACTATTTGCGTTGTAGAAGAGCTAGTCTCTAAAGCTTTCATAAAATCAGTGTCTAGCTTTGCAAGCTCTGGCTCACGAGCTAAACGTATTTTATCACGCCAGACATCTTTAGCCTTATCCATATTAACTACAACCGCACCATTTTCTGGGGCTTCCCATGCTTCACGGAAAACCCGATCTGTCGGTATTGTTAAATCTTCAATGTCTACTTCTTCTGCATCACCAACCTTAACAAAGACGTCAAAAGGATCATCTGGTATCGGATCAACTTTAGTTGCTAGAATATTTGGGTCTACTAATTCTTCTTCTTCACTCATTGAGCCACTTCCCATGCTTCTCGAAAAGTCCTGTCACTTGGCACTAACTCCACTGGAACAATACGCATAATGGTTCTGTTTCCCTTGTAGTCACGCCAAACGCTAGGCTCTACGTCTTTCATAATTAAATATTCTATTGCTTGTTCTTCAGTCATAGCCCCAATAGGCTCCGCCGTATGATGCTCTTGTGGTGCGCCTTCTGGCTTTAATCGGTCACGATGATAAGTTTCTATAGGAGGCAAAATACCACCCTCTAACGCACAAGCCATCCAATTAGGGTCAGGACATAAAACAACCGCCGTTTGATCAGGCTGATCTGGTATTTCATAAATAACACGATACTTTGACTGCACCTTTTTTAGTTTAGATTTAGCATCACATAGTCGATCAAATAAAGTTTCAGACATGTCTAATCACCAATAATTACTATATTGATATGGTTACTATCATAATACGAATTTGCAGGTTGCCATTCCGTATAGAACGTAAAAGAACTGGTGGCGTAAGATTGAGGAAGTATAACACGACCACCATAGTTAGGTAATGCACCCCCTGCCGCACCGCTAGCAGAATAAGAACTATTTGCTGTATTAGAAGAGAAGTTACTGCGAAAATAACCAGTACCCAAGTCGGAAACGCTTGATTGATTTAAACTGTCACGAACACTTAGCGTTCCAATAGAATTAAAGTTAGTCCAAACTTTTGCTGTGCTTTGCGATCTAACATTGCCGCTTACTTCAAGTCCATAACTTTGTGATCGTGCTTTCCATACTCCATTATGGTACATATAGGCGTAAGAGTTACGAGAGGCATAAAACATCCACTCGTTATCAACATCGTTAAATATACCCACGTTGTTGCCGTTGTCGTGCATAAACACCATACGACCACCAATGTTATAACCTTCCCAATTGCCATGCGCCCCACCGTCAATCTGAATAGAGCCGTAGTTACCTGAGACTGGTTGAAAGTAGCCGTTGCCAGTGTCGCCTAGTCGGACGCCTGTTGTATTGATTGTAACCTCTTGGGAGTTTGCTGTACGCATACGAATTTCATTTGTAGCAAACTGTATATAAGTATCAGTATCGCCAGTGTGTAAAAGGGCGTTACCCATGTAGACGTTATTGGTAGTAAGGTCACCGACACCACTTATACTATTATTGTTTAAATTTAAAGCAGAACCCATGTAGACAGTGCCAGAAGTGTACCAGTTAAGATACATGTTACCATTGGCGGCACTATCCATGTGGAGGTTGCCAGAAGAGTTCCTTATTCTTGAAATGTTATTACTGTTAGCAGTAGTCCAACCACCAATATACAAAGAAGCGTTGTATGAACTGTTAGTAAAACGCAAACCTTCTGTGTCTGTAGCAGACCAACTATAAGTCACTCCTGCGTTAACAGTGTCATCAGCATCACTTCTGAGAAACGAACTGCCATGAACACCGTCTAGTAAATCAGCATCTAAACCAGAACCCGAACCGTCATTTGATTGGTTCCAAACCTTATATTTATTTCCCCCTAGTGACCATCCACCAATAGCAAGATTATTTGTTGACCCATCAAGACCAAAATAAAAAGCATAATCACCTGCAACATGAAATTGCATAAAAGCATCTGCCCCTGCGGTATCTTGGTAAACTTCTAAGGTTGCTTGATCACCGCTTGTACTTTCAATAGCGTCTGCGCTTTGATAACTATGCTGACCACTTGTCATTGTTGAGCTTACGTTATTTCTTAAAAACGCTGTGCTGTCTAATCCATCGAGTGTGTCAGCGTTAGATCCACCACCTGCATTCTGCCATGTTGGTGCCGAGCCAGAACCATTAGAAGTTAATACCTGACCAGATGTACCATAGTTAGCACCACCCAAGCCAATCTGTCCTGCCGATCCTATACGTAGACGTTCTGAGTTCCCGCCAGCATAAAACAATAACTCTGCACTATTAAGTGCCTTACCCTGTGAGCCAATGGCTGCACCAGATGTAGACGTTCCCGATGTGAACTGAAGTCTTGGCCCATCATTAAGAGTTGTGCCAGTGTTTCTAATCCTCAAAGTATCAACAACACCCGAACCATTAGTTGACGAACCGATAATGTCTAACTTTGTATTTGCGCTTGTGTTGTTAATCCCAATATTACCATCCCCAAGGATGCGCATAAGAGATGTGCCAGACTTGTTTGCAAAGTCAGCAGCGTAGTTTCCGCTGTCGTCCCCAGCTTTTACAGAAATACCATAAGAACCAGTGGCGTGATTGTTTTCAAATCTAGCAACTAAGTTATCTGAAGCTGTCGCCAAGACATCCAATTTAACGCCAGATACAGAACTTACCCCAATCCCCACATTGCCATCACTCAAAATACGCATGGCTTCAGTAGAACCTTGGGTAAAAATAGTATCTTGCGGAACTGTAATGTCTAAATCACGACCACCATTTTCTACTTTTATGGTAGAAGCGGCAAAACCGTTATCAGTATCTTCAATGCTTATTGTTGGGTTAGCTGTTGATGTAACACTCAAACCACCAAACGTAACACTTGCTGTAGTTGCGACATCTTGTCCAATAGCAACGTCATCAGCATTTACTGTAACACCTGTACCTGCACCGACAGCAAGGGTGCGATTAGCAGTCAGATCACCTCCCCCGGTTAAACCATTACCTGATGTAACAGTAAAAGACGTAGCAACCTTGCCGTCAAGTGCAGTCTGTAGCCCATCCACATTAGAGATTATGTGAGCATGGGAATCATCTACTACAGCAGTTGTCATATTGACATTACCTGAACCATCAAAGGAAACTGTACCTGTTACATCTCCTGATAGTTGTATATCTCTTGCTGTAGCTAAAGCTGTTGCTGTGTCTGCGTTACCTGTTACATCACCTGTCAGGTCACCTGTGACATTACCTGTGACATTGCCAGTTAGGTTACCTGTGACGTTACCTGTAAGTGGTGCGGTAACACCTGCAAATGTTGGGGAGGCTGTAGTACGAATATCTTGTACTGTATCAAATGTTGTACCAGTAAGTGTTAAACTGTCACCTGCCTGATACACAGTAGTTTCTGCAACCTCTGCAAAAACAATATTAGTAGTACCAAATACGATTGTACCTGCTGTACTTAAAACATCTAAGTGACCTGCATTAGTAGAACCTTCTTTGATGAAGAAAGCATCACCCTTACCAAAGGCATCAGGATCAGACGGTGCTGAAGTATCTGTGTCTGTAGAACGAGTTAGTACCCACGCAGTAGAGCCATCACCTACTGTCGTTACAGTATATACACCATTTTGTGTTTGGTCTGTTTGGTTAGCGACAAGAACACGATCATTTAATACCATGTTTACGCTGTCTATAACTAATGCTGCGTTTGTTCCTGCATTAGTAAGCGTAGCCCCTACACCTGATGAACCATTGTTGTAAGTAGCATTTAGGTTACTAGGATGTTCAGCACGTACTGGAGTATGATAGTGTAGACCTGCAGATGCAATAGTGTCTACGTACTGTTTAGTAGCCGCCTGTAAAGCAGCACTAGGATCAGCATTAAGTGTTACTATTCCTCCAGATGTTATATTGTTGAAGGTGACATTGTCAGATGTACCTACAGCTTGTCCTATAGAAATAGCACCATCTGAGTATGTAACACCTGTACCGCCAGATAGATGAGAGTTTACTCTGGCATCTGTATAGTATTGATTAGTAGAACCTTCAGATAAATCATCTGTATCAAAGTTAGAAAGAGAAACATCTGCTAAGTTACCACTAGCATCTTTGAATACAGCTTTATCTGCAGGATATGTCATAAAGACATCTTTAGTTCCTGCACTAAAGTTAACGGCTGATGTACCATTAGATCCAGCTAGAACAGTTGTACGAGTTAAGGTGTTACCTGTGTTCCAAGTTCCTACACCCACTTCCCATTCATCTGTTCCTGCTACAGTATGAGAGATAGTATAATAAGTAGTATCTCCATTTGACATGTAAGATTGAAACTGATCAAACGTAGCAGAAGTGCCACCTAAACTGATAGCACCTGTGCCTGTAGTTGTAGTTTCTTCTTTTACACGATCTTTTAGTACAAAAGCCATTTATAGAGCCTTATTATGTTATGCGGATAACTGCGTTAGATGCGTCCTGCGTTGGGAATACTACAGTGAAATCACCATTAGTTGCTGTAACTGTACTGCCAAAATCAAAAACTGCAATAGCTTTATTTGCCTGTGATGCGTTATATATAATAGCACCATCTGCAGATATGGTTAAAGTAGAAAATACTTCATCTGCAAAGTCAATAAAAGCAGTGCTTCCAGATAGATTAATAATGCTAGAACTACCATCAGTAGGCCCACCTAAGTTTTGCCCACCTGCACTGTAGTTTGTACCAGTAGCTTCATCACTGTTACCTGTCACGTCAGAGTAGTTTGTAGTTGCAGCACCATATGTACCTGTAGGTGTTGCTTTAATTAGAGCTATTTTTAATGTGTCTGTGTCTAAGTCGTGAACACCCCCAAGTAGCTCTTGCTTGAAGCTGTTGCACATTGCCGTTGTAATTGCCATTTGAGAATGTCCTCTATGTGTTTAAATGCACAAAGAGGCCAGCATATAGCCAGCCTCTAAGTTTAACTTGATTAAGCAGCGTTGTAGATAGCTGACACCAATGCTTGTGGGCGTAAGATTTTACGTCCGTAAAGGTGCATACCACGTACAATGTCTGCAAATGAGTCAGGATCTCTGTAGTTCTCAACTTTGTTGATCTGCTCTGCAGTAGCTACAGCTTCTTGCTGACCAGCTAAGATCACACCGTAGTTAGCGTCTTGTGCTAGTGAGCCTGATGTACCTGGACCTGTACCTTTAGCAGGTAGGTTGTTAGATACGTGTACTGCGAAGCCATGTAAGTTGTTCATTACAAGACCGTTCTGTAGACCTGCTCCACCGAAGTCTGCGTTGAGAAGACGTGAGTCTTCATCTTTTAGCATTTCCATGAATACTGGATCTACTACCAACCAACGTCCACGTGAGTCAACATTCGCTGTGTCCATTTGACGTGCCATACGAGCTACGACTGTCAATGGTGATACAGTGTCTGAAGATAGTGAAGTTGCTCCTGGCAAACGTACTGCTAGTGGAATAGAGTCACCAGTAGCGTATGCTGTTGATGCAGAGTCAGCAGAACCTAGTTGACCCATATCAGTAGCATCCAACTGGTTAGCAATTAAAAATTCACCGTTGATTTCACCTGCTGTTGGGTGCTGTGCAGTTCCTGATACAGTTGTGATTAATGCACCTGCTGTGGTGTAGCCTGACATGTAAGATAGTACGTCTACGTCAATAGCGTCTGCCATTTTATATGCTGCTCTGTCTGCAGCTAGGCTTACGAAGTCAACGTGTGAGAACTGCTCTTCAATGTCATCCATTTTGAAAGCAAAATAGTTAGCTTTGTCAATGGTTAGCTGGAAGTCACTGTCATCTAACTTCTCTACAGAAATAGCTGTGTGACGCTCTAGCGCATTAACAGTTACGTCTGGCTCTTTTTGGATGCGTACAACGTCACCCTGATTTGCAATGTCACCAAAGTATGAGTTATTAGTGATTGCGCTAATCACAGAGGCTTTTCTTAAAGCAATCTGTGCTTGTTTGGAGTACATAATTGGGCTGAAGTTGCCGTCAAAGCCTCCACTTGCTGATGTAATAGCCATAGTTAAAATCTCCTTATAGATATGGCGTGAGTTTAGTACACTACATATCCACCATGAAGAGGCTCTTTGTATTAGGGTAGTCAGCTATGCTTTGAGAATGCGCTTTCTCGTTGCGCTGGGCCTATACTCTGAGGTAAGTCTTGTTGTGTGGCTAGTGCTTGATTAAGCATACACACATTAACTGTTGTGTATATGCTATAGTTTTATCTACAATATATAGTTTGTCAACTATTTTCTTGACATATCGTAAATAAATCTTCCGTTACGTTGAGCATCAAGTATTTCTTCCTGACGCTTCTCGTATTCTTTAATAGACATTGCAGCTACCTGTGACTCTCGTATATACTTACTTGCTTCATCTGCTTCAGGTTTAGCTGCTCCTTTTGTCTTAACTGAAGAAGCTGCTGCTTTGTCAGAACTGTTAGTCTTTTTAGTTACTATTCCTGTATCTACTTTATATAGATCAATTACACGTGCTACTGACTTAGCATCTTCAGTATTCTCGTACAAAGCATCTTGTACCCATTTAGGTTGTTGCTCTGCCCATTTGTGAAATGCATCGTCTTCACGTATCTGAGAAAAGTCAGGATGCATACTAGCTAATTCAGCTTCTGCCTTTTCACGTTTAGCTGTAATACGTAATTCTTCAAACTCAGCCATACGATCTTCTAGATCTTTAGCTGTAGACTTAGATTTCTTATCAGCTATAGTCTCAATGATGCTTGCTACATCGGGATACTCTTTAGACCAAGCCTCTAACTCTTCATCAGTTTTAGGAAGTATGAGTTCATTCTTTGTTGCTTTATCTAGCTGCGCTTGTAGTGCTTCTAGTTTTGCGTTGAACTCTTCTTCTTTTTTCTGTGCGTGCCTACGTAAATCACCATAACGTTTCTTGAAGTTTTTCTCTTCTGCACTTAGTTCGGATTCATCTTCTTGTGCTTCAACTTTTGGTTTTTCTTCTTGTTTGGTATCACCCTCTGCCTGTACTGGTTCAGCTTCAGGCTCTTCGCTACTGGGTTTATCTTCAGTACTTTCTTCATCTGTAATACCTAGTGCTTCTTTCTTCAGAGCTAGAAGCTCTTCTTCATCTTTCTTGATACGTTCTTCATTACTTAGGTATCCTCCTCTGCCCATCATTACTTTTGGGATTTCAGGTTTTACCATAGGGTTTGGTTTTGCTGTTTCACTTGTAGCCATTTGTTTTCTCCTTATGCTGGGGTCAGCCGTAGCTGAGTGGCCTTATAGTTATTTGGATTTATTTTTTATTTTTAGTAGCTTTCTTCTTTTTACTTTGCATTAAACCGCCTTTTTCAAAACCTCTTATAATACCTCTGTCCATATCTTTTAAAACTTGTTCTGTTCTAGCTGCTGCTTTCAATGACTCAGTTCTTTCTTCTCTTGAAGCTCCCCTATCTCTCATATCTTTCATTAATTTTTGAGTGTTTTGTCTTGCTTGTTTAACTCTATCAGACATTTCATTTACAGGAGTAGGTTGAGGTGTAGATACCCTATCTCCAAAAGCTATTTCAGCAGCTTCTTTTGATGCCTGTTCTACTTGCTTCATTATTTCAGGATCAAGACCAGATACTTCGGGTGTTGTTACCTCTGGTTCATAAACATCTTCTACAGGAGCTAAAAACTTTTCTGGATCTGCTATAGCAGCAGCAACAAAAGCCTCATTGTCTTTTGGTTTTGCTATCATCTTAGCTGGTTCTTTACCAAAAAGTCTTTCTATAAATGTAGACTCACCTTCTATTTCCATTAGATTGTTTAATTTCATTCTATCTAGATCAGTAGTAGCAGGATCATCTAAACGTCTTTGTACTTCTGATTTAAGTTTTCTAGATTGATCTGCCATTGCTACTTTCATAAGGACACCCATAACAGGGTTTGAAGCCATAGCAAGTTTTGATACCATGTTTGTTATTTTAGAGTCTTGCTGACCTGATACCATATCTGTTAGTTCTTGTACAGAAAGCTGTTTATAGTTTATTCCCTCTGGCATTGGCATAGAAGGTTTATCATCCCTGTCACTAGGAGTAGCCACAGAAGGTGAAGGTGTTACAATGGTAGATACAGGGTAATAACCTACAGGTATATCTGTAGTAGGTTCACCATCAACAAAAGTAATAACTATCTTGTGTCCTGCATCATTCATGTATTCTCTAAGTTCAACCAT